TCGCAGCAAGAATTGGGTTGGCAGTAACAGTGATTGTATAAACTGGTTCTATAATTGGAACCACACCTGCTAGTATGTTTACCAAATCAGTACCACTCGATACGTTTAATATATTTGCTCTTCCTAATGTATCTTGTCGGATTTGCGCTGCAATCCTATCTTCGAACTCTTTTCTTAGAGTTTGAGCTCCCAATCTTGCAATAAATGAGTCTTGACTCAATAACCCATTACTACCACCTGGGTCGGGTGATAAAAGTATTGATACTGGTGTATAAGTTGAAGGAACAAATGTCGTTGGATAGGGTTGATTGTTCGATTTGTTTGTCGTTAGAGGACGATTAAGTGATCCGAAAAATTCTGCACTGTCTAAAACAGATTCACTACCATTAGAAAAAACATTTAGTGGTTTCCATTTAAGGGCTTCTTCACTCCCTTGTTTTACTATATCAGCATCTTGATAATTGTAAATTCCCTCATTTGATTTTTTATTTAATAATGATCCAGGATCGGGTACTTGCTTATATCCACCTTCATTACCATATTGATTGAGAGGAAATAATGTATTTGCGTAAGAAGGCTGGTCAATCAATTTATCGGGACTGTCCTGAACTGAAGAATCCGATTGAGTATACACCGTATCAATCGGTTGTGTGGGTCTATTCGGAGCTTTTGCGTAAGGTTTTAAATTCCTTTTCAAAAGATTTGTTCTAAACCCTTGTGTATTCGCTAATATTAATAACGGACTTGCCATTTATATTTTTATTAATAAATAGAATATTATTGTTTTTTTATTAGATACCTAAAGGTGTACCAGATTGGTATGCTCTGGATTCATTAGTATTGTTTACTAAATAATTTTTGATATCTTGTCTTTGAATTAATCTTTCAAAGATTTTCGTTATTTCTTCTATTTGTTGAGGGGTCATATTTTGAGGTCCATTGTTAAAATTTAGGTTTATATCAGGTACTGGCCCAAATTCTACCTTTATAGGGTCTCTACTTGGTTGTGGTAATGAAACACCCCTTGTTGATGTTATAGGCTCAGTTCCACCCACTGAAACACTTGTCATGGGTGGCGATGGGGGATTAAATATTGATGGGTCTACTCTAGGGTTTCCTGTGTAGGGAACGTAATTTTGACTAGTCAATGTCATGGACATCATTTCCAAAATTGGTTGTACTGCTTCAGACATTGCTTTAGCAGTTGTTGTCTTTTTTTCTTTACTTAATTCTTCAGATATTTTCCCCGAGGCTTCCCCAATAGTTTCTATCGACTTTTTACCAATAGTGCCAAATATGTTTACTGCTCCTTCAGTGAGAATTCTCGTTATTTCCGCAGGGTTTACATTCCCTTTTTCAATAGATGCAAGAAGTTTATCTTGTAATTCTTGGGCATTAGCATTTGCCACTTCTCTAAGTTCTTTTGTGTTTAATTGTTGACCTCCAACTCTTAGAAAAGCATCAGCACCTTCACGAATTCCTTCAGCAATATCCATTGATGGATCGGTCGTCAACATAGTACCCGTTATTGTAGCTCTGATTGCGGCAACATTTTGGTCAAGAGTTTGTAAATTAGTCAATTGGTCTCGAGCGGTTTCTTCAACACTTTTTGAACCAGCCTTTTGTTCATCAATTAATTTATCGAATTGTTTTTGAGTAATTTCACTTAATTTTATTTCTTCATCACTACCTTTAAGTTTGACAACGTAATCACCTCCTTTTGTCATTGCACCAATATTAGCGAGATATTGTTTGTCTTCTTCGTTTTTGAACTCAATTGAAGGACTTATTTGAGACAATCTTTCATCTAGTTCAGCCGCCGCTAATCCCAACTTAGTCATTTCCGCAGCACTAACTCCTGTCTGTTGCTGCATCTCTTTAAGAGTTAATACTCCTTGTGGGTTAATTTTAAATGTTCTGGTTTTTTCATCGAAATAGGTAAATTGTTTTGCAACGTCAATCAAACTATCTTGTAACCCTGAAGGATCATTTATAGATGCATTCATTAAAGCGAAAGGGTCTACTAAAGTTCCCGCAGCAACTCCTAACCTTTGAAATGCCGCAGCAACTTCTATTGCTCTGTCAGGATTTAAAACATCATCCGCTAATTTAAGAGTTTCACCAACATCGAACCTCATCATTGAAGCTTGAGCAGCCATTTTAGTCAAACCTAAAACCCCATCTTCAAATTGAAAACGGTTCATTTTTTCCATGTTTTTACTTACATCTTCAAAAACTTGTTTTGAATTACCTCCTATACTTTGAACATATTGTATTGACTCTTCCAAAGCTTTAGGTATTGATTCTATTCCAACTCCGACGTTTAAAAAACTATCTGATAATTCATTTGCCGTTTTTCCTAAAACTTTTTCAACAGCGTAAAATTTTTCAATTTGTTCGGTTGTCGCTAGAACATTTCTCCTTGAAGCCGTAGCAATCCCCGAAATTATTTGTTGTACATTGGACAAATTTCCACCTAACCTTGTTACGGCAGGTACTGCGTCAACCAAAGCTTTTTGAAGTTCAAAAACTCTTTCTCTACCTTGACCAAATGTTTTTAATATTTCCGCACTAAAATTACTTAGTGCATCTTGAGCGTCTTTTAACGACTTTTCGTTTAATTTCTCAACTTCTAAAGCTTTATTATAATTTGTACCTGAATCCGGTGATGGTGATGGGGTGGTCCCTCCTGCTGCTTGAAAAAACATAATATTATTTTATATATAAATACAAAAGGACTGAATTTTCAGTCCTACTTGTTTAATTCCATCCATTTATTTAACAAATACTTTCTGATAAAAATTGGCATTATCAGAAAATCTGAATAAGATACATTCAAAAGAGTTTTCAAAAAATAGAATTCATCTATTTGTCCTTTTCTATAATCAGAAGAAAGGACGAAAAAAGTCCACCCCAAACCCAACATTTACTGTTAGTTTTTCTCCTGAAGGGGCTGTAACTGTTTTTTTCAAATCTAATTTAGGCTCGTTTTCATCCAAAAATTGTCTTATATATTTGGAATCCGCAATCGGCATTTGATTAATAAATTTTGAAATTTCTCCTCTATCTGTAGTACCATTGATTTCAACAATTTGCTTATTGAGTCTCCAAGTAACTTTTGGAGCAGTTCTTCCTTCTGGATATGATTCACCTAATCTTTGTATTTCTAAAATTTCACCATAGGATAATGGTTTAATTTTAGCAGTCACTCCTGATTTGGGTAAAGTTGTTAGAAAGGCTCCATCTTCTGTTGGTTGTTGTCCTTTGACTATATTCAACTCATCTAATTTGACACTAGTTTTAAAAGGTTTTCTTGTGATAGGGTCAGATAAATTCAAATCCATCTCAGGGCCGAAAGCGGTATTTCTTAAAAAAATTAAAATTGCTTCAACATCCCCTTCCATTAAATCTTCCACTTTAATGTCAGGTTCATAAATTTTTGACCTCAACAAAGTTTGGGTCATATCATTTCCAGCAGCCATCAAAATATTCTCATCGTTGGCAGTTAAATAACCAACTTTTATTGATTTTTTTTTATTTTTATAAAAAGCCCCTTGTGAGGGTAATGGCACCACGTCATGTGGTAAAGAAAAATTTGATTGTCCGTAGTCTTTTGCTTGATTATCCATATAAAAATTTAACCGTAAAGTTTATTACTCTACGGTTAAATATAAATTAAAATTATTTTTTTTAAATAGAAATTTCTATATTAGTAAACTAATACACATCTATCCATTCTTAATGATGTACTAATTGTAGCCAATCCATCTTGTGCATAACTTAATTGATTAAAGTTTACATCTGTCAGGAAAGTTCCGTAAAGAATCCATTTTTCTACAACAACTCCTGTTGGGTCCAACATTTCTAAGTCGACATCTTTTTTGTAACCTGCAGCATAACCCATACGACCAGTTACAGATTCTGCATGAAGTCGAACCCATTCCATCAGAGCTTGTGCAGCTGAAGGTCCAATTGGGTCTCTGAAAACCGCTGGAATTGGTTGCCATGTAAATCTACCGGCAACATAAGTTTCAGTGTTCAAGAAAGGAATCGGAGTGGATACTATTTGTATGTGTGGTCTTGCTGTCGATTCAACAAACCATTCATTTATACCAAGTGAGGATGGAAACCTTAAGATAAAACGATTCTGTCGTTTTGGTTCGTAAGGAATCGGCATTTTCATTAATAAATCAGCCATGTGTTTTAATTTTTTTTGTTTTTGTTATTTATTGATAAATATATCCTTTCACAAAAATTTTTCTATTTACTTTTTTTTTGATGAGGTTATTCTTATTTAACTTCCTGCTTAAATCCTCCAGCAGTAGAATAAGTCTTTACTATATTATCTGGTTTATTTTCAAAATGTTTTTTCATTACTTCTATGTTTTTAGGATCATCATCACTAAAGCCTATAGATAATTTTTTAGGAACAAATTTATTTGCAATATCTTTCTTTAAAAAAGCTCTTTTATTAAGTACTGCTGCCATTCCTTTAATATAATTAACAAAATTTTCCATCGCCTCTACTTTAGCTTCCTCAGGATTTACTGCCCCTTGTTCATCACCGAAAGAAACAGGATGATATTTGTTAAGTTCTAAATAAGATTTTATAAGTTCTTCATCAGACATTTCTCCTTCCCCAGCAAAAGACCTGTATTTTTTAAGATTTTTTACAAGTTCATCTTTATCTATTCCTCCGAATCCTTCTATAATATAATTATAAATCGCTTGTTTTATTGTATCGGGATTATGCCCTCTTGCAGTAATAATTGAAAAAATAGAACCATTATTTATAGCTTCTCTGAAATCATCAAATGCTGGACCTGTTCTTGCTCTCATTGAGTCGACCAAAAAATCTTTATCACCTTGAGTTCTAAAGTTTCTGAATGGTTGGTCAGCATATCCTACAATAGTTGTTCCATCATATCCAAAAGGTTCTTGTCCAATTACATGTCTGTATTGTGCAAAATCGTCTGTCGACATTCCAACTTCTTTTCCATTTACATCTTTGAGAATTATTTTGGTTGGCATATGAACAATATTATCATCCCAATCGAATGCATAATATTTTAAATCAGGTGTTCCCTCTGTTTCGAATCCTTCTGTAAACTGTCTTTTCATTTGGCTAAAAGGGGGACATTGTCCCCCTTATTTTTTTTTTAGATATTTTCAAACGAAGCTCCTGTTGGAGTAATGAAGAATTCAATATCGATGAATTCTAATGCCTTCGTAGGTTTTAAGTATATCTTTCCTGTTAATGTATTTCTATCTAAGTCTTCAGGTGTGGAAGAAACTGTTACTCTGAAGTCATATAAACCTCTGTCTCTTCTAATTGAATCCAAAATAGGATTGACACTATCCAAGAATTGTTGTCTAACGATTTGGTCGTTTTGTTCGAACAACAATCTTACCGCTACTGCTGAAATTAACTTTCTTGCTTGAAGTAACAATCTTCTAACGTTCAATCTGTTAAGTGCAGTATCAGCAACTTGTAGAGTTTTATTACCCCAAATTACAGTTCCCACATCAGCGAAAGTTGCGATAGGGTTGATTCTTCCTTGATACAATGTATCTCTATCTTCTTGAGTTAACTTAACTCTTGCTTTGATAGAGTTTACAAGACCTCTTGTGTAACCCGCTGATGCGAACCAAGGGAATGCGATGTTATCTGTCAACGCTAAGTTTCTACAAACTTCACCTGTTGCAGGTAAGTAAATTTGTGTATTATTAACAGTATCTCTTGTTAAAATCCATGGGTAGTAAGTAGCGGTGTAGTTAGAATCAATTCCTGTGTTGTCCAAATTATCAACAGCTTCCTGAGGATAAATTACATCCAAAGTACTTGTTGCATCTGGTGTATACATTTGGTAATCAGGAGTTGTTGCGATATACACTGAGTCAGCTCTTGAGAATTGAACCATGTCAATTGCCTCTTCTACAAGGTTTGAGTTATTTACATAATCAATACTTGTAGTCGCAAACACGTTGATATTTGTAGATTCAGGATTTGCGAATGTCAAAATACCAAGTAAGTAAGCGTAGTAGTCAGTATTCGCAAAGTCTTGAGTATTGTTTTGAACAACAATTCTCTTGAATAAACCATCACCAGTTGCATTTGGATATCTCGATGAAGCCGATGCTCCTGCTAAGAATCCTGTCGCTCCCAATTGGAATCTATCTTGGTTTGTTCTAAATTCTCTGTAAACATCCCAACCATCAAAACCTCCAGCGAAACATACAGTATATTTTCTTGAATAGATAAAGTAGTAAGGGTTCTCTTGAGTTTCAGGGTCTCTTGTGAAGTCAGCAACTCCACACTCAAACGCAGTTTGTCCACTAGTTAAGAAAGAGTTTGAAATAGTTACAACAGTTGCACCTGAATCCATATGGAAACCTTTACTCAAATAGTTCCATTGTTGTCCATCTACAGGTATAGGGGAAACCACCCAATTCAATGGATTCTGAGTTCCTTTGTATTGTAAGAATGACTCGTCAACTCCAAATTGATTAGAAAATCCTAAATAACTTCTTCTAACAATATCTCCCGCAGATTCAGTAGCGTTTGTTGTAGCCCCGAATGGAGGATTGTAGATTACTTCACCAGGGAAATAATACTTAGTTTTGAAAATTGGAACTGGTGAAGGGTTAAGTACTGAGGAATATTCTCTCTGAGTATATCCATAGAATCCACAAGGTATCGCATCTATTGGTGCTTCGTCAGCCATTTCAACCATTATGAATCTTGAAATCAATGCGTACTCACCATCACTTGAACCTATCTTCTTAGCAACAAAGTTATTAGATGCTGGATCCATGTTACAATTTGTGAATTTTTCTATCACCACAGGATTAGCGTCAGTATCGAAGAAGTTTCTAACCAACACATCAAAAGTCATGTTATTGAATGATAAGTTTGCTACTGAAACTTTTACTTCTACGTTTGCAGAATTTCCATCAGAGATAGAAATAAATTTAAACAAGTTGTAAACTTTATTACCTCTTAATTCAGAAACCAAATATGGAGTACTTGGAGATTTATATTGTGTAACATTGTACGCAATAGATTGAGGGT